TTGAGAAATTCCATGTGTTAACTTAGTAACCTCTTTTGAAACGGCGACGAAATGACACTCTCGCTCCTCCTCCTCTTTTATTGCACGTTCAAGTTCTAAAAACCCAGTCTGCAACTCCTTTGCTTTCTTTTGAGTGTCTTCAATTCTATTTAACCGAAACGATTCTTCTATATTCTGAGTGCATGTAGGGCAAACCGTATTCTGACTGAAAAATTTATGCTCTTCAGTTACAGTTGCCACTTTCTGAGAGATTTTTCCTTTGAGAGCACCAAGTTTTTTTAACTTATCTTTAGAACCCTTAATACTATCAAGTTCGGATGTAAGATTTTCTACTTCCTTTGCAATATCTTCATTCTCATTAATATAACCGCCAATTTCCTCATTTAAATTGACAATCTTTTCTTTATGGGCATTTATATTGGCATTCCCCCGACTCTCAATCTCTTCCATAAAGTTTTTCTGCATTTGAAGACGATCGCTCAGGGATTCTTTCTTCAATTCCAGAGTTCTTACTTCTTCACGACATTCACGAATTCTATCCTTAACGATAGAGTTCATGGAGGAAAAAATCTTAATATCAAGAAGATCTTCAATTACTTCCCTGCGATTGGCAGCAGAGAGTTGCATGAATGGAACAAAATTACTAGACCCAAGAATGACAATCTGAGTAAAGGATTTATAGTTCATCTTCAAAACATTCTGCTCCAACCATCTCTGTTGGTCCAGGGCAGCAGAAGATTGATCTAGCGCAGATCCATTTCTGTAAATCTCAAAAATATTTGGCTTGATTCCCCGCACAATCTTCCAGGAGATTTCGCCAATACAAAATTCAACTTCAACTCTACAATCTCTCTCATTCACAGAATTGACGAGTTGTGGTTTATTGATACGGCGAAATGGTTTCCCAAATAAGGAAAACGTTAGGGCATCAAGAATTGTAGACTTTCCAGCACCATTATTTCCAACAATCAATGTTGTGGAATCCTTGTTCAAGGTTATTTCGGTTTCATGCTGTCCGGTCGAAAGGAAATTGCGCCAGCGAATTTTTTCAAATACAATCATCGATCATCAATCAAATTATTTCAAATAGTTGATCCTCTGGGGGAAATACAATATCATCTTTTGTGATGATTGCATATTTATATCCACCAACCTCACATGTTTGGACGATTAGATCATCATCCAACTCGATTACATGCATCTCTGGATATCCACTCTCTTCAAGAAGCAGGGCATATCTAACAGCATCATCTTCCTCCTCAAAGACATACAATACCATATCCCCAGATGGTGATTTTGAGGCATATACGCCGTCTTTTTCGGAACCATAAACTGTTAAAATATACATTAGACCATTTCGCAAGCTTCCCGATAAATGTCATTAATTATCTTCTGTATCTCCGCCCTATCAAGTTGAGTTTCAGACTCATTTATATATCTATTCAAAATAGAAAGTGTGTCTTCTGACTCAATCGCCTCAAAATCATCATTCTCCTGAATTTGAAAGTTTTCTACGATTTTTAATTCATGAACATTTGACTTAAAAATCTTATCAATAAACTTTTCAAAATTTTTGGGATTTGTTTTCTTTCGGACGATTACCTTGACGATTTTATTTTCATACTCCCGAGTATCAAAAGTTTGATGCGGAGTATCTTCGTAGTAGATGTTATAAAACATCCGATACGGATTATTAATTGGAGTATGCTCAAGAGTCTCTGTATCTAAAATATGAAATCCACGGGAATCTTTTACATCATTCCAAAACATCTCATATGGATTGCCAAGATAATAAATTGGATCTACGGATGATCTAGTGTGATAGTGCCCAGAGAAGACCTTGGAGAACGTCTTAAATAATTCGCTTCCCAGACCCTCTTCCATGACGTGGCCACGACTAGCTGCAAATCCTTTGAGTTCAAGGTGCCCCATCGCACACTTGCAGGTTGAACTTTTAATAAGTTTAAGAGTTTTTTCCTCATTTTCTTGATTGATCCATGGAATAAAAAGAACATTCAGATTTCCAAGTCTAACCTCTTGGGGATCTGCATAAATCTTCACGTTGTCATACTCACGAAGAAGAAGATCTACAGCATTTACTGAATTTGTATTCTTGTAATATGTTGTATGATTTCCAACGATTGTATGGACAGTGCATCCCATATCCCTAAGGCGATCATAATAATTAACTTTCGCCCAAGAAAGTGCAGAGAAATCAATTCCCTTACGACTATCAAATGTATCTCCCATATCAACGATTGTTGTAATTCCTTCATTCTCTAAGAATGGAAAGAATACCTCATCATAAAACTTCAAAAAGTAATCATGAAAAACCTTTGAGTTCTTTCTTGCACCAAAATGCTGATCAGTAATAATTGCAACGCGCATGATATGTTCTCAAGAATTATGCTTGCTTCTCAGATGTTCCACCAATTTCTCATATTGAATATCATGATTTGGCGCCAAACGTGTAATTGGAACATAATCATTTGGAGCAGGTTCATGATGCCTGATTAGAGCATTCACAACAGAAGCTGGTTTTCCAGAAACATTGATGGATCCATGAACAACTCTAGGAGGAATTGTGACCATTACAGGAGATTCTACACTCATTGTAACATACTTGACCTCAAACTGATCAAGATAAAATAGGTATGCTGTACCATCTACGGGAATTAACTGATCTGTCTGATTTTCATGGCAGAACATTTCAAATGGATTATTATTTGCAATCTGAACTAGAAATGTTTCTGTACTTTTAAAGGATGAATAAAATTTACATCCATTTGTACTCACATAATTAATCGGAGAGATTGTGACAGTTTCCCTCATATAGATCAATACCTCTGCTTATGAGTATTTCTCCAAGTATAGCACGGCCGACTTCAATAAGTCAAGGTCATCTTTAAGACATCCTATTCCTTTGTTGCAAAGGTCGCAAAGAAGTCCCCTCACTTCTCCGGTTTCATGGTCATGGTCTATGCAAAGATTTTTATGATGAGAATGAGACCCGCCTTTTCCACATATAGCACAAACGCCATTCTGCTTTTCAAGCATCATATCATATTGCTCCAAAGTCAATCCATATGTAGCAACATGTTGCTTCCTAATTCTCAACTTTTTTTCTTCATGACTTAAAGAATTATATCTCTTCTTATTAGAAGAGTTTACAATATCTCTATTTTTTTCAACCCATTCCTGCGTTTTTCCACTCTTCCATCGCATTTGAGAATTTCTTTTAGCGCATTCAACGCAACCATTATTTCCAGATAAGTATCTTTCAGTCCCCCCACATTTTTTGCAGGGATTTCCTACAAATGTCTTATGCATAATATTTATACAATACTATAAATATTTATAAATTTATAATATTATACTCAATACCTCTGCTTCGTATAAACACTATCTTTAATACTGTTATAGTCGCTGTAGTTCATTCCGTCAACTACCCCATCATCCACAAACACCTCATCAAATCCGGTCTTTTCAAGGATTTTGTTCTTGATTTCCAGTTGACGCTTTTCTTTTTGAATTCTGCGTAGAAATGCGTAATGAATAATTTGTGTGAAGTATGCAAAGGGATTCTGTGACTTTGCTGGATTAAAGTTATGAATGTATTGAATGCAATTCTCAATACCATCCGAAATCATGTCCTCTTTGAACATGTAATTTACAAAGTTTGGTTTGAATGAAAGATGAGTCGCAATCTTAAGAAAGCATTCGCCAAGATAATTGGAAATCTTAGGTTTTTCCAATCCCCTAATCTGGGCAATTTCACAATTTTCTCTATATTCAATTAGAGCAGCAAGAAAATCCTTATTCTTTACATAATGCTCAGATCTCTTTTTCCTTATCATTACATTAGTTGTGATCATACTATACGTTCAAACTATGTATCATTATAGGATATTCAACACAAATAGACAAGGGCTTGACAAGGTGTGAAATCAGTATTAGACTACCTTTGTTAGGGTTGAAGGATGAGATATAGCTTCTTTAAAGGGATTAGAGATCAAAGATCTTTTCTAGGATTTCTTTCGCTTCTGAGATACTAGCAATGTATCCTTGCTCCTTAGTCAACGTTGTTTGATTGGGATTCTTTCCATTTAAACTATATTGACGTGTATACTGATGATAGATCTTGATCATTTCAAGATCTGTTGTTTCACACATCGTAAGAATATCTTCTTTATCGATTACAAGCATATCATTAGTGGTGGTCTTAAGCCAAGGTTCAACCTTATATCCACACCCTGTTCTGCTTTTATATTCTGTAATCACAATTGGACAATGAAGCATGATTAAAGATCTGTCATCTTCATCAATAACAGCTGCTTTACAAAATACTTCTTCACCATTCTTTAGTTTAATGGTTGCATAAAAATCGTCTTCTAGTCCCATACTTATTTTAGATTAACGTTGATTATGTCATAATTAAATTTCTCTTCGTTATAGATCTTGATTCTTTCTATCAAGTGATTTAGAGTGAAATTTCTCTTTGACTTATAGGTACAATCATCGGAGATATCATAAAGTATCGCCTTTGATTTGGTTTTAGATTTTCTAAGAACTCTTCCAATACTCTGAAGATTTCTAATCCTAGACTTAGAAGGAGAAGCAAAGATTACATTGTGCAAATTACGAATATTGATTCCAGTGCTAAATGTTCCGTAAGATGCAATGATGATTGCATTTTCCTGCCTTTCAGTAATCTCTCTAACTAATTCTCTTTCTTCTGCGTCTACTCCACCATGAACAAAAAATACTTTTCTGTCTGGATGCTTATTGCTATTTATAATGTCAAAAAGGACTTGACCATGAGATTCAACTCTGCTATAAAGAACAAGAGTATTTCCTTTCAGGTCTAAGGTTAAATTGCATATGAACTTATTTCTTTTATCATGAGAGATGAGATATTGAATTTCATCCTCATAAGTATCAAACTTTTTTGGAGTATGATTCAATACAATACACTTGATGTCCAATTGGGAAAGATGCCCCTGTTCCATCAACTCGGAAGTCCTTGTGACTTTATATGATGGTCCAAACAATCCCTCCAAAACCCATTTATGTGTCTGTGTTCCGTCTAACGTTCCAGTAAATCCAAATCTATATTTTGCATGATGAAGTTTAGTCATGATGTCAATCAATGACTTGCTCTTAAACAGATGTGCTTCATCACCAATAACTACATTATAATCCTCAAAGAAAGAACGTTCCAGTTTATAAATTGATTGCCATGTAGTAATCGTAACTGAATGTTCGTTAGTTTTTTCTCTTCCAGAATAGATCTTGTGGCAATATGACTCAGCATTCCAACCATAATCTTCGAAGTCCTTATACATCTGCTCTACAAGAGATGTCGTTGGAACAACTAGAAGAATTTTTTGTCCTTTATCCACATAGTATCGCACAAGTGAATAAATCATCAGAGATTTGCCTGATGCAGTGGGACTTATCAGTAATTTTCTATTATACTTTAGAGCATCATATACTCCGTCAATCTGATATTCTCTAGGAGTGTGTGAACAAATGGATTGCATATATC